ATAAGAGTATCATACTTGTCAAATCGGGGGAGATTGGAGAGTCTGAACACCCAATACAGACTCTCCACCCCGAGCAAGAATTAGATTCTTGCTGGCTTGCATTCCACGCCAAACACTCTGGATAGAACATCCGAAACAATCGGACGATCCATTTCCGGTGAGGCAGCGAGGAGGTTTGCTATTGCGAACGAGTTACCAAAGACAGTTGCAATGTCTCGGAACGCTAGGAGTTCGCGCATTTGTGGTGCCCACGAAACTTCACCTGATGCTTGTTTCTTATCCAAGTTTTGAGCGACAGTAACCATTGTGGTTGGTACACCTAAGGTGCGAGCCAACCCCCAGTCAGTTGCCATCTCTGCTTGAACCGCGAAGCGAGATAAGAGTGCTTCTGATAATCGAACACCTGGTGCGTTTGGGTTAGTAGCAGAGGCGACATAGAATCCCTCTTTGATTGCTACCGCACCGCGCTCTGGGTTAGCAGTCACAATAATTTCCTTGCGACCATCCATTGCGCCATACACGATTGAAAGAACCTTAGGATCAATCAAACCAATTTCGTCAATGAACAAAACTGCGCCCTCTTCTGCTGCTCTGATAAGTGGACCATCAATCCACTCGAAGCCACCAGAAGGAGTTTGAATGTAGCCACCAATGAAGTCAGAAACTTCTGCGTCGCCAGTTCCCATAACTGTGTACACATCTGTAAACGCTGCTTCAATCAACGCAGTCTTACCAGTTCCCGGTGCGCCATAGAGCAACGCGAACATTGGTGAGCCAGGAGTTCCTGATTGAACAAGTGCTGTTGCCTCACGCGCTTTGCGAAGAGTGGCAACATCTTGATGCTCACCCCAAGCTCGTGCGTGATACTTGTCGCCATTAGGTCGAGTGAAGATAGTATCTTCCTCGGCGAATACAGGTCCAGTAGGAATTACAACTGGAGCCTTAGCAACCTTTGCTCCACGAGGTGCGCGTTCTGTGTAGCGACCTTGTGGTAGCACCTGCGAGTTCACTCGCATAGCAGCAGTCTCATCTGTGGCTTGACGAATAAATTCGTCGAACGCACCTAAGATTTGTGGATCGAATTCGTGATACTTTTCTAAAAGTGATTTATTCATTTTTATCCCTTACTTCGCTTCTTCAAACATCTCGGCAAAGCCAAGTGCTTTGCGAGTCTGTCCAATTCGATAGATAACTTTGATTGGTGTCTTATGAATACCAACGTCTGATAAATCTTTTTTTGACACCTCTACAAAGAATGGTTTGCCTACTAATGTGTATTGACTCATTAGTCTTTGTAGTGTCGCTTCAATAGGTTCAAAGCGTTTAGTGTTATGACTGTCTTTCACTGATTCAATGTCAGCGTACTCCGGCAAATCTACAATAAGCTCTTGTTTTAAACTAGCAATGCGCCATTGTTTTTTAGGCGAGTCACTTGTCACTCTGCGCTTGAATACTTTTGCATAAACGAAATTACCTTCTTCATTAACACCATCTGGTGTAATAAAGAGTTGATAAAACGCATCATCTTTCATCTTGCTTTTCATCTCTACGTATAGAGCCGACCCCTGTACTTTTTTGTCAGGGTCTGTAATGAATCCGGTTGGATACATGTTGGGTGTTTCTCCTTTTCCTTGTGTCATTTTGTCTTACATACCTAAAGGTACACTACTTTTAAAGTGTTGTCAAATTGGGGCAAGGAGGGAAGTCCCTGCCCCAACCAGACATTGGTATTACTTTGCCTGAAGTTGCGTGTATGCAGTTTCAGTTGCACACGCTTCTGCTGCTTCAGGGAAAGCCTTCTTCAACATGTCGCTGTCGATTCCGGCGCGAGTGCGAGAAAAGATCTCAACGCGCTTTACACCAGCAACAGTTCCGATGGCGGCATCGCCCATCAGTGCGCGGATAGCAAAGTCAATTTCTGACTTCTGCTGTTCCAAAGCTTTGATAGCAGCCTTGGAATCTGCGAGTGCAACAATAAGTTCCACTACGTTAGTGTCGTCCAGAACCTTTGTTGGTTCCTCTATGACAATCTCTACGACTGTCTTTGTGATCTTTGTGGCGGCTAAGCTCACGGCAGATCTCCCTTCTGGGTGTTTTAGTTAGACTTTCTAACTAATGATGACTCTACAATGAAGGACTGACATTTTTGTCTTTCCCTTTTTGTTTTTGTCTATAATGAGAGAATAATGAATGAATTAGGCATTGTCAAGTTCAAATGGGTGTTTTTAGATAACATTTTGATAACGAAGATGAAAAGATAAAAAGCCCATTTCAACGTCCCGCGTTGAGTTAATGGGCTTCTTTTTTGTTTAGTTAGACTTTAGCGACTGGCTTCTCGTCAAAACTATCAAGCCAGGCAATGCTGTCAGTTAGGTAACGAATCATGGCTTCATCGGAGTCCGGTGTCGGATCTTTTAACACCAGGGTTTGTAGAGCTCCAATGTAGTCTGTTTCTTTTTTTACCTTGCGTTTGATTTTAAGGTTGTTTAACATTTTTTATCTTTCTCCTTTTTCTTTTTACGGAAGACCTAATTGTTCCCGAAGTTTTTGTGCGACTGCAATGTCCACGATTTTATTTGGTGTGTCATCTGTGTAATCCTCGCCGTATTGGAAAGTTTTATTTTTACTTACGCTGATGATAAACATAGGACAACTTTCTCCCAATTCATACTCATACATCTCTTGCTCATCCGGGGTTAAATCCTTGAAAGGAACATACTTACTTTCGTCTTCATATTCCTCTTCATTTTCAGTATCACCCATGAAAATAGACGTGTGATATATAGCGTGACACTTAGCCATAAAGTCAGCTTCTTCTGAGCTGTCAGCATTACCGTGTGTTACGCAATTGTCGCAGTACCAAATCCATCCCGCGATAGTTGACTTGCAAGCATTAGGAGTAATTAAATCCACTATTCCTGTTGTCATTTTTACCTTTCTCCTTTTGTCATTATGTAAGTGTCCCGTGTTCGCAAGTGCCGGGACAACGCGCCTCCAAAAAGCCTGGGACTAACTAAGGAGAAAACTCCCAGACCGTGCGATTCGCCTTAGGCTTACGCCGCTGCTTTAGCGGTTTGCTCTTTCGGCTTATAGTTATTGTATACATGTCCTGTCCGATATGTCAAATCGCATCCTCATCTAGTAGGCCTTGTTCTATGTCGGTCAAGACTTCATCCCAGAACTCAGCCTTAGTCATTATGTATTTGTCGTATTCGTAGCACAGCACTTCGCAGAAATTACCAGCCCATACTTTGCCTTCAGGTGCAACTACTTCAAAATCGTCTAAGTTCCATTTGCCAGCCTGTTGAGTAAGTTCAGCACCCAGTTCCTGTAATGCTTTATTTACTTTTTGCTTTGTTGCCATGTTTACACCTCCCTATGAAAGTTAAGTTCCATTAGTTCAATCTTGCGGTCTTCAAGGTGACCATCTGGAATTTCAATCTCTTGGCCTTTGATAGCGGCGAACTTCTCTAGAGATGCAATTGGCATCCCCATCATAAGAAGCAAGCCTAAGTAGTTCTTGGATACGTTTTCCGGTGTGTTATGCGTGTTTGTCATATCTGTAGTTAATCACGAGGTACTGACATTTTGGCTAACCGGTCAAAAAACCTTTAATTTAAGTTTGCACGGATTGATTCCGTGTCCCCCAGAGTAAGCCCTTATTATTTTTTCCGAGCCTCCCCTGGGAAAAACACTGAACGAATTTTTTTACCTCGGGTGGGTGTGGTGGAGGTGGAGGCGGTGCCGGCAGCCAGCTGCAACCAGTTAATATTTTTTCCAGATACCGGCTAGCTGAAGGCGAGGTAAAAATTTGTGGATAAGCCACAGTTTCTGGGTTTTGAGCTGTTTGAGCTGAGATGGTGTTTATTATTTTTTCTTGCTCCGGGGCGGGCGTACCCAGGCGTACCCACGTACCCACCTGTACCCAGGCAAAAACCCCTTTAGGCAGTGGGCTAAAGCAGGCCGTTAAAATTTTTAAAAAAGAAGCAAAAAGCTTTAACTTTTATTCTTATTATTTTTTCTGATCCAGCTGTGCCGGCTGCGGAATTAGTCGTCCGTTTAAACGAAAAAACCCCAAGCTCTGATTGGGGCCTAGGGTTTGTCCGTTGTTCCCGCCTTCCCAGTCGGAAACAGTTATAGCTTACCACGGTTGCCGGAATAGATCAAGGGCAGGCCGCTATTTATTTTTTACCTCGTCAGCTGGGATTGGATCCAATCCGTTGTCCGTCAGCATGTTCAGCAGCTCAAGGGCTGCGTTAGCCCTGGCCGTTACCCGGATATGTTCCTCACGGGTTTTGGCTAGAGGGATGTCTGCTGTAAGCTCGCCGCTGAGCTGCGTAATCGCTTCTATAATTTTTACCACGGTTTAGGCCTCGCCGTCTTTCTTAGGCAGGCCGTTTAATTTTTTTGCCTCAGCGGTTGAATCTTCAACTACTTCTGCGTCAATTATGTTATTTTTCTCCACCAGCTGTGCTGCGACATGGGCTGCTCCAGAAGCAAGCCGCTGCAGCCGTTCGGCAACAATTATGTGTGGAGGTCGCGCATCGTTAACTTCAACGTCCACGCTAAGTTCCGAGCCGCCTCGCACGCCGGCACGGTCAAGGATTTCAGTAGCCGCTTTGAGCTTGACCGGTTCGGACTCAGCATTTTCCATCATATCCTCAAGGACATCAACGGCGTACGGTGCGGCTTGGATGAGCTTGCGACGGGCGCGTTCTACGTCCTCGCCTGGTTTGCGTTGAGTCTTAAGGTGGGCTCGGCACAGACCGTCATCCTTGATACGACCCGATGACCACAACATGCAGCGCAGGCCGTCTGACTTCATAATGCGGCACCGTGCTGGGAGAACAGCCGGTTGCTTCTTGTTGCTCGCCGTTGGTTCGTTTTGTTCTCCCACCCATTTACGGGTAGCTCCAACAACCCACGGTGGAACGATTTGGCAGGCCTGTTCATCAACTAGAAGATCAACACCCGTTAGGTAATCGGAGTTATTATTTTTTGGGTCAGCTAGAACTGGCCGCTTCTCCGCCAGGGAAAGGACTCGCCGTTCGCGCATTGACTCAGCGGACCTGGCCGCTATGAGTCCGGTGGCGGAACCGGTCGCATCATAGACCGGGTCCCAGTTCAGTTTGGCTCGCCGCAGCACGGCACGGTTTTCATAGTTGTCGTCGCACACGCCGCGTTCGTGCTCTATGATACCGAGTTCCGAAAGGTCAGGCCGCAGGTCAAGCGGAGTATCTAAATGTGGTTCTCGATCCGTTGGGTCGTCTATGGACCCTTCGACTTCAAACTTAATAACTTCGGACATCTGAGCCTTCGGTACTAGGTGGTGGAGGTAAAAAATTGTGGAAAGGTGTTCCACATTATGAAGTTGTTCATAAGCTGTTCAAGCGCAGACCGAGGTAAAAATAGTAACTTTTCCCGATGATGCAGGCTGCGGTTGTGTATGGCGCAACCTTTAGATTTTTTTACCTTTAGCCGCTGGTGCCTTTTTAGTTGGGGCTTTCTTTGGGGCTGGGGCTTGGTTTGGCTTGCCGTCATTTACCAGGCCGTCTCCGTCGCCATCGCGGGCAGGGGGGTTTGTGATGTAGACATCTGGGGCCGTTGTCTCGCCGATTAGGGACGGACCTGTTCGGCCTGTGGAGGCGGAAGCAAAGGATGTTAGGACGGAGATGAAGGCCGCACCGGCTGCAACGGTTACTGCGTCCAGGGTGGAGGCGGTAAACACGCCTGCAGCGTCTGCGCCGAGGGTGGCTAAAAGGGTCTGGGCAAAGGTTTTAACTGCCCGTTCTGCTGTGGCCGCTAGATAGTTAGTGCTATACATAAATATTTCCTTTTGTCAAGTCCAACACGTGTCATGGTTATAACAAAAGGATAACGGTTTTATTTTCGGACGAAAAAATGGTGCGTGGAGAGAGAGCCGTACCATTTCGGCCCTTCTATAAATAGAAATAAGATATTTACTAATAAGTATCATAGAACTTTATTAGTTAAAAACTGTTTTTAAATTATATTTTTAGGTCTCGGATTTTGCGGTGCGTCACGCAAACGGTTGAGTCAACCCAGATTGTGAAGCCGTTTTCGATGGCGGAATAGCACCAAGAGAAATCCTCACCAACCATAAGCTCAGGTCGCTCGGCTCCGCGATTTAGTCGCGCAAGTTTGAACCAAGGACGAGGCATTGACTCAAAGACACCTGACTTGATGCAAACGAATCCGAACCCGACTGCACCTGCTTGGAATGTATCGGTTCGGAATTTTACGTTGGATTTTTCTAGCCGAACGAAGTCATTGACAACTTGGACTGGCACACTCTTTTCATCGTCCAAAAGATAGAGACCGGAGACAACATCAAGATCTCTGGAATATAACTTTAAGAAATCTTCAGGTGTCCAGACAATGTCAGAGTCAATCCAAAAGATTTTGTCGTAGGTAAACCTGCCCATAGCGATTTGCTTTTTATCATATCTAAGTTCTTTGCCACCCATAGCGGTTGCTTCTCTGGCATGAGGAACGAAAGAGGAATACTCCGACAGGAATGTGAAAGTGATTCCATTTTCAGACAACCTCTCGCAAGTTGCCATCAAGGATTTTACATACCCAGCATCCATCGAGAACCCTGGCGTGGCAATCACCACGTTGTAATGTTTCATTGCGACAGATACAAAACTCTGTCGGTACAGGCAGCGAACTCAGCTTCCTCTAGATGAGGAAATTCCATACTCACAAAGCCCTCACCGTCAGGATATTGTGCCAATCCAAAATTCATTCCAGTTTCTCGCTCAAAGATTTCGACAGCATCTTGTTCATCTGCTTCTATGATGTATGCGCCATAGAAATCTAAATCTTTATCCCAGTCGTTGAAACTGTTTCGGTTGAATACAACTGTCCACGTCATTAGTTTCTATCCTTCTGTCCACGCACAATATTCTCGCAATTTTGGTATGCACGGATGATTGAGTTTAATTGATTCTCTTTTTCGCAACTAGGCAGACAGCCAAACGTTCTTAGCCTGAGCTCTGTCTCTCCTTGTTTCACTCTCA